CACCTATTGATGTATTACCAGCTATATTAACAGCCCCACTTACAGATACTGCATCTTCAAAGACTGCTGCACCTGCAACTGTTACCGTAGATGCAAAGTGTGATGCACCTCCTACACTCAATGTTGATGCTAGACTTACAGCACCAGCTATTGTTACAGTATCAGCAAAGTTTGCTACTCCACCTACACTTAATGTAGAAGCAAGACTTACTGCTCCTGCAATAGTAGTTGTTCCTCCAATATTTACATTACCACTAACTGATACATCATCTTCAAATTCTGCTTTCCCTGTTGTTAAGAAAGTTCCTCCTACTGATGTATTGCCAGCTATATTAACTGCACCACTTACAGATACTGCATCTTCAAATATAGCAGCCCCTGCAACTGTTACAGTAGATGCAAAATGAGCAGCCCCACCTACACTCAATGTTGATGCTAGGCTAACTGCACCTGTAACACTCAGAGTCCCACCTACTGATACATTACCACCTACAGCTAAGTCACCTGATACAGAGACATCACCATCGTAGGTAATACCACCTCCAGCAAAGAACGTACCACCTATTGATACATTACCAGCTACATCTAAATTACCACTTACTGATACACTATCTTCAAAGATTGCTGAACCAGCTATTGTTACTGTAGAGTTAAGTTGTGTAGCTCCACCTACAACTAATGCACCAGAAACTGATACATCATCTTCAAACTCTGCTTTACCTGTAATATTACTTGTACCACCTATAGATGTATTACCTGTAACATCTAATGTACCACCTACTGTTACATTACTTTTTAAAGCTGCTGCACCTACTACTGTTACAGTAGAAGCAAACGTAGCTGCTCCTCCTACTGAAGCAGTACTTTGTAAATGTGTAGCACCTACAATAGTTGTAGTTCCTCCTACTATTAAATTACCTGATACAGAAACATCATCCTCAAATTCTGCTTTACCTGTAATATTACTTGTACCACCTACTGATAGATTAGCAGATACAGCAAAATTACCTCCAACTTTACCACCAGTAATAGAAGCTACAATACCTGTTATATTAGAACCATCGCCATAAAATGCAGAAGCACATACTTTTGCATTTGTAGCCTGTAGAATAGCTCCTCCTATAGTAACAGTACCATCAACATTTAAATTACCAGCTACAGATACATTACCAGCAGCTTTTATATTACTAACAGATACATCACCTGATATTTGAGGTCCACTAATATTAGTTATATTAGAACCATCACCGTAGTAAGCAGATGCACAAACCTTTGCATTGGCAGCTTGTACATTGGCTCCTACTATTGTTACTGTACCTCCTACAACAAGACCACCACTGACTGATACATTATTATCAAATGTGGCTGCGCCTGTTGCCATGAGTGTTCCACCAATAGAAGCATTACCAGCTACATCCAAGGCACCTGATACAGACACGTCATCTTCAAATTCAGCTTTACCAGTAAACGTAGATGCACCAAGAGCTTTAAATGTACCACTTACTGATACATTATTATCAAAAGTAGCAGCACCTTCTACTGTAACTGTAGATTTAAATGTGGCTGCACCAACAGCCGTTACAGTGCTTTGAAGCTGTGTAGCTCCTGATACTGTTACTGTAGAACCAAACTGTGCAGCACCACCAACTGATACAGCAGCCTGTAGATGAGTAGCTCCTACAATAGTTGTAGTACCACTAACATATAGATTACCACCTACCGTTGCATTACTAACTGATATATTACCTGCAATTGTAGCAGTAACACCTGTAATGTTAGAACCATCTCCATAGAATGCAGATGCACAAACTTTATCATCGACATGGATATTACCATCAAGAGATGTATCGCCTGTTACAGCAAGAGTCCCTGTAAACTTGGCTGCACCAGTAGCAAGTTGGAAAGAACTATCAGTGCCATCACCAGTTTCAATAGTAGTCAAGCCAGCACTAACACCACTGTTAGTACTCACTCCCAATCTAAGGAGTTGCTTATAAGTATTTGATATTAATTTTCCTGTTAATTCTGTCATATTGTATTCCACCAGTTGTCAGTGTCTTCCCATTTGGTTGTTGCTTGTTCCCAAGTTAATGATCTACCACCATTATCAGGTCTAGGATCACGTATAGCAGGGTTATCTCGTACATCAGGAACTTTATTTTGTGGGTGATTTTCTAAGTCATACTGTCCTTCAAAACAATCTGGACATGTTATCATGTGATAACTATTTAAACGCATTACTCTATGTGGATATACAAACCCACATGTATCACACATTGCTAATGCATTTTTATTACTTGCCATTACACATACCTCAGTCGAGGTACAACTTTCATAGTTGCTCTTTCCCTGTCCTCCTGCATAGCTCTTGCAAGTGTTTCTTCATAGTTTGTTTTTAACATTGTTATTCTACCAGCTTCCACACCAGGTCTTTTCATTGACATATGATATGCTAGACCACATGTAAGACAAGGTAAAAATCTTTTAGGTAAATCAGCATTCTGTCCTGCTGACTTATCTACGTCTTGTAGTTCACTAATAACTTCTATCTTTATAACATCAGTAGAATTTTCAGGTATAGGCCATAAAGAAAGAACAGGATTAGCTCTACCTCTACGTATTGAATACTGAGAAGGTCTTCCTGTCTGTGTTTTATTTGGTATTAATAAATATTCTTCGGGAGATATACGCTCTAGTTGTAAGTCTGTATCATCTCTATTGAGTACAACTTCAAGAGCATCTACAGTAGAAGAAGCTAGGTCATAGGCTGTTGTACTTGCAGCAACAGTTACAGAAGAAACAGAAGTACTCCAGAGAAGAACACCTCTATTTTGCCAATCCTTTAACATAAGATTTATAGAACGTCTGGCAGATGCAGGTTCATGACCAAGGGTTTGCTCTCCCCCAATCATTTCCATTGCTTCCTGTATTACTTCATCTATGTCAAGATTAAAATTATATGTACCTGATACTGCCATTATTTCCTATACCTTGCTGTTTTTTTAGCTATTCTTTTTGGCTGCTTCACGAACTGCTTCCCTGCAGCAGTCCCTTTTCTCTTTGCTCTGGTGGTCGCTGCATATTCCTTTGATGACAATGCCTTGATTGCTTTCTCTGGAAGATATCGTTCCCCTGTCTTGCTGCTTGGTTTGCCTGACTTGGTTCTCCATTTTTGTTTACTCCATTTAGAAAGTTTATTACTTGGTTTTTTCTTACCTGAGTAAGTACCACCAGCATCTTTATAATACTTAGTTGCTAGTTGCATCGCTCTTGCTGAGTGTTTACCACCCATCTTACGTTTTGCTCTAGCTTTTGCAGCAGCCCATTTCTTAGGGTCACGTTTCTTGGCTACTGCCATTATCGTCCTACTTTCTTCATTGCCTCTTTATGAGCAGCACCAAATGTTTTTCCTTTTCGCATTGCTGCTCTCATACTAGCCATATGTTTAGCAGTATGATGTTTAGCATGTCTTTGTAGAGTTTGCTTTTGTCTCATAGTAAGAGGTTTAGAAGTTGTTTTCTTAGGCATTAACACCTCCACCTTTTTCTAGCTTGTCTTAATCTACTATTGGGATTCTTGGCAGCTTTGGGAAACTTTTTCATTTGTCCTGCAGACCTAGCACAATATGATTTACGTCTTGCTGCACGTTTACCAGTAGGTTTCTTTTCAGTAACAGCAGTCTTTAATTTAGAACCAGGATTCTGTCTACGATACTTGGCTACACCTTTCTTGGTCATACCAGCACCAGCCTTGGTAGGACGTTTCATGCCCCTACCAATGGTAATCCCTTTCATATTACTTTTTCTGCGCTTTGCTGCCATATGTATACTTATACTTTTCTTTTAAATAATTCGTAAGTTCTTTCCAATATTCATCAAAACAATCAAAATCTTCTTTTAAAGGTTTAACACAACTATGGTCTACTAAACTATAATCATCTTCTCCTGCTTCTACAGATTGTTTATATCGTTTTAAAAAATCTTCATCAACCATTAGTACATTTTATCAGAATATTTAGCATTGCCAAAACCTCTTATAGCTTGACCTACTCCACGAACACGGCCACCCATATTACGTTTAACATCTTTTTTTGCCATATGTTTTTCGTATCGTGCTGCATCTCCTATAGCTTTTCCTTCATCAGCAAAAAAATCTGTTGTATCTTTATATGGACCTTCTTGACCTACTTCTGGATCTTGTACTTTTAATGATGCTATTCTAGCTCTAGTACGAGGAATAATATTTTTTTCTTTAATTTTTTTAACATTTAGCTCTGGATATTTTGCTGTACCTTCTTTTATTTTTTTCTCTGCTCTTGATAGTCCTTTTTCAGATTCTTTAAGAAAATTTTTATATATTTTATTAGCAGAATTATACATAGATGTTCTTTGTTTTGGTGTAAATGGCGCACCTTTTAAAGCTTTATCAAATCTTTCTGCTATATTACTAGGTGATGCTGGTTTTGTTTTTTTATTAGTACCAGCAAATAACTTCATCATTTTTCCTGTTGTACTTTTACTAGGAGAAGAAAGTTGTTTCATTATTCTATCATATCTTTTTGTTGCTTGTTCTGGAGTCATTTTAAATTTCCTTTTAGTACATTTTATCAGAATATTTAGCTTTACCAAAACCTTGTCTAGCTGCACCCACTCCACGAACAGGTCCACCCATATTACGTTTTACTTTACCACCACCCATTCTAATTTCAAAGCCACCCATTGCATCAAGCTCTGCTTCAGTAGGTAGTTTACCTTTTCCAAGAAGACCCATTTCTTCTGCTATAACTTGTCTTGAAGGTGCATACTCACCTGTAGGAACTAATTTCTTTTTACCATTTTTATCAGTTCTTACTTTAGCTTTACCTTGCATAATAAGTCTACGAGCTTGAGCCTTAGACATTTTTTCAGGAAGCTGAACCTTAGAAAGCAATGGACCTTGTTCTACAGGTACAGCATCTTCTGGTCCTGTAGCTCTACGTCTTGGTAGAGGGTCTTTATTTTCAGCTATATCTGATTTAGCTTTTAAATACTCTCGTTGCTCAGATGGAGTTTTATTTTTTAATTCGGTTAACTTAACTCCAGATAACTTTTGAATTTCAGCTTTAGCTTTTTTAGATAAAGGCTTTTCTTGTTTTTTACGAGCAACAGGTTTCTTAGCTTCAACCTTTGGTTTAGGTTTTGGCTTTGGTCCTCTACGTCTTTTAGGACGACCTCTTTTTGGTTTAGTTACTTTAGAAACAAGTTTAGTAGCAAATGCTGCCATAATTAATTCTCTACTTTAAAAGACTTACTTTCATCATAGTTTTCATCAACTACAACATCTTGGGGTGGACCTTTTACATCTGGTCCTTTTCGTGCTGCCCCATACCCTTGTCCTGTAGGTCTGCCTACAATCTCATCTAGGTTATGAGGACGTTTAATAAGAGTATGGGGTCCAGCCATTTTATTGCTCCTTCTTATATTTTCTATAAATAAACCATGCACCTATACAAATAGCTGCAATAATTACTATACCTATTCCAAGACTACTATCTTCTTGTACAGGTTTTGTTTCTACTTTAGTAGGTTGTTCTACAACCGCTACAGTTTTCTTATCCATTATGATTTCCTCTTTCTACCTTTCTTTGCCATTGCTGCCATTTTCTTAGGACCATATTTCTTACGACCTATATATGCAGCAAGAGCTTTAGGATTTTTTGCTCCACGTTTCTTTAGTTTCGTTGTCAGAGCTTTGAATCTAGCTCCACTCCCTAGTTTTGGTTTACGTTTCTTTGGTGACTTCATAATCTGTTGTCCAGCACTAGACCTATTAATCATAACTATTATCGACTACCTGACCACCTGTCATGCGATAAGTAATGGGTCCACCTTGTTTACGCCGTAAAGGAGCTTGAAGTCTTGCTTTACGACCCTTCTCTCCTCTTGAAAAAGCTGCCTTTTTATTAGCCCTTTTAAAATCATCTGCATTTATCTTGTCTAATCTTTTTAATTCTATTTGTTCTTTTTTTGTAATTGTTCCAGAAGAAGCTTTAGCCTCAAGTGCAGCTATTTTCTTAGCTCTATTTTTCTGAGCAGGTGACATATTATCTAGTATATTAGGTTGTGACTTTTTACCTCGTACAATTTTATTATCGCCTGATGTAAATACTGCATCTGGATTTTTATTTTTAGAAGTAATAGCTTGACCTTCTCTACCTGCAACACCTTGTCTAGGCTTCCCTTTTCTTTCTTTTTTTATAGCAGCAATCTGTGCATTTTGTTGTTTTCGTTTTTTTACAGCAGGTTTAGCTGCTATTCTTTTCTTAACCGCAGCTTGTTTCTTTTTATCAACACCACGCTTTGCATCTTTACCTTTTCGTTGAGCTTCTAGTTGAAGAGCTTTTAATGCTTTTCTTTTTTGAGCTTTTGGGCTAAATTCTGTTCCTTCCATAAGTTTTTTGAACCTCTTGTTTTTTTCAGCCAGACTCTGTTTTTCCTTTGCAGATAAAGGTTTAGAAGTAACTTTCCTTCTTTGCTTTGGACCTGAACTTTTACGAGCTTTGCTAACACCTTTTCCTACTAATTTACTTAATATTCCTACCATAATTATGGACTCCCTACTTGTAATGTATCAGGACCACCAGCAGGTGAGGCAGCAACTGCCATATCATCTTGACGTGTCCTTCTAGCTTGGTTTCTAAGTGTAAGTATTGCTGCTTCATATTGTTGTTGCCATGAAGCGATTGTATTCCAATCCTTCATGTACATTGTAGCTTCCATCATTGCAGCATAAAATAAAGCATCATAACAGTAGTTACTAAAATAGTTTTGTGTTGTAACGCTTGTTCCTGTAGCTGAAGCAAGAGCCAAAGGTTGTGAAGCTGTTTGTATTTCTCCTGTTACAGTAGACGCAGGAGTTGGTACAATAAATATAGAAGTGTTATTCTTACGTGCGTAGTAACGAGGTGTACCTGTAGAAGCACTTACAGGCCAGTAGTCATTACAATATTCGATTGTTCTTTGTAACAGATTTGTTTTAATACTTGAAGCACTGGTTGTAAAGTTTACATTACGAACTATACGTACCCTATCTCCAAGACTTACAACTGCATTACCAGCCGTAAGCGTAATAGCAGTATACTCATCCAGACCAGCATCATCAATGTCTTTAGTCAGACGTATTTCTGCTCTGCTAATGAAATTAGGTATCTCACTAGTAAATTCTGTGCCATCATTTTCAGTCGTATTAGTGATGGCTGATTTTAAATCTGCATAGGTTGCCATGATTAGCCTACGAATGCAGTTAATACACATCCATCAGTAGGACCAGATACACTGACAACACCATAGACAGGAACTCCAAGTTCCCCCATGTAAATGTCAGTTGCTTCATTGGCAGCTACTTGAAATTTAATTGCAGTACCTTCTGCTGTTTTATTGGTAATCTGCCTTTGTCCTTTGATTGAATAAGAACCAGCAGTTGTAGCCAATGCGTGTACAGCCAAGATACGAGTGGTTGATGGCGTAGGGCTATCGCCTGTACCATTACTACCTACAGTCGTATCATCTTCTACATATGTAAGAACTGCATCTGCTACAGCAATTCCAACTTTAATATTTGTTGTCATAATAACTCCCTTATAAGTATGAGAGGAGTAGTGCTTGACTACCCCTCTCTACTATAGTTGCATTAGCCAGCAGAACCGAACCACCCACGCCAATCAGAAACACCGAAGCTATAACGCTCACGGGCTTTGAAACGAAGGTTTCCAGTATCAAAATCAGGCTCCATTTTAGTCTGAAGTGGTGAACGAACAAACATCTTTGTTCCATTCGGCACGTCAGTTTTCACAAACCACGCATCAGTATCAGTGAAGCGACGATTGATGAAGTAGCCTTCTGGCACCATACCCATGTGACGAACAGCATTGATAGCATTCGTGTTAGGGTTGGCATCGGCTGCACTGGTTCCTGTGTTACCAGGGCTGCTGAGTACTTTGTCAGCAACGGCCCAATAATCAACAGGGATGTGCAAAGAAACCACAGAAGCACCAATCAGAATACCACGATCATCTTTGATCTTCTGAGCAGTGGTTAGTGCAGTTTCAAGAGTTGCTTCTGATAGGTCAGACGCAGCCAAAAGGTTGGACTGATTACCATCAGAAATAGTTGGGTGAGCCGCAGAGAAGAATGCAGCACCATCACCAATGGTATCAGAGAAACCATTGTTGTAGATGTTTGCAGCTTTCACCTGTTTGGTATTTGCCATTGCTCGTGCAAGACCTTTCGCACGAAGTTTGGCAAACGTATCATACAGGTTATCTTCCATTGCTTCTTCAGTGACAGCAAAGGCAAGAGCCACAGTCTCAGCCGTATAACGGGCCGTGTAGCTTTCCTGTGCGTCATCATAAGAAACAGCAGCACCCTCACCTTTAGTAGGTGCAGTACCGAAACCAGTGAAGAGTACTTCTTCTTCAAAGGCACGATCTGAGTTCTCGACTTCAAAGAGAGGCTCATGCTCATTGTTCACCTCTCCATACTCCATTCCAAATACGGCATTAAGACCTGGAAGGAGTTCTTTACTAATACTAGCTCTATTAATAGCCATGATTAATCCTCCCTATTATGCCGAAGAAGCCGTAGCCGTTACGTAGCGGTCACGGTGCATATTCAACCAGACTTCTACGATTGGATAAGCATCAGAATCCT